TTCATTTGCGGTTAGAAAGACGAATATATCTAACATATGAAAGTTTAATCTGCGGATTATTATAAAACTTACTTACTTATTAGTTTTTATATGGTTTTATAAAGATATATTAGGTTTTAATGAACGGTATATTATTATCTTCTATAATATTAATTAATTCATTTTTTTTTCATTTTTCTTAAATTATCTATTTTTTTATATTGTTTAAGAAAGAATACTTCAATATCATTAATCATTTGTTTTTTTGATAAATTTTCTACATTAATTATAACATTATTGTTATTATCTTTATGTTCTAATAAATTATATGTTTTACATAATTTAATCAAATCATCTTTATTTTTTTGTTGTAATTTAGGAATTTTAATATGTTCTTGTTTTGCATAATTTTTTAATAATACGATAAGTTCAATATTGGATAATTTTGTAGTCATTAAAAGTTATAATATAACACTAAATGTTTTATAAAAATGTTAATATAAATATCATTTTTTTATTTTAATATATTTATTTTATTATATACTATATTTTATAATAATATATAATAAAAAATAGAGTATATAATGCGTGTAAATACGACGCCTTATATTTTTATATTGGATTTAGATAATACTATAATAGGAGATTGTAAATATCAATGTGAATTATATTCTTTATTATTGGCTTTAAAGAAGGTAAAAGTTAAATCAACAATTGTAGATGAAGCTATAATAAAAGCTTATAAGAAAAAATCTAAATTAATAAGACCATATTTTTTAACATTTATAAATAATATAAAAAAATATTATCCGAATAGCAGTATATTTATTTATACAGCCTCACAAAAAGACTGGGCTGTTAAGGAAATTGAAATAATAGAAAAATCTTTAGATATAAAATTTGAAAGACCCTTATTTACAAGAGATGATTGTATAATGGGTGGTGATATGTGTTATAAAAAATCTATAAAAAAAGTATTACCAAAAATAATAACAAATTTAAAAAAAAATAAAAAACAAATAACAGATATTAATAATAAAATATTAATTATAGATGATAAAAACACATATATAGATTTTAATGATAATTTATTAATATGTCCCGCGTATAATTATATCTTATTTGATAATATATGGGAGAAAATACCTAAGATTAGTTTAAAATATGATACAATAAAAAATTTATTAAAAAGTTTTATTAAATATGAATTAATATCGCCTATAAACTTATCATTATATGAATATAATATGAAAAAAATGAAAATGATGTATAAATGGTTATATACAAAATGTAATGCTATTAATGAATATAATAATAATTATGAAAATGATAAGTTTTGGAGAAAATTAACAAAAATATTAATAAGAAATAATATAGTTAAATTTGATGCTAATACAGTAAAAAATATAAAATCAAAATTATAATGAATATAAAAATATATCTAATAGATGTTATAGTGAATAATGATATATTTAAGTTTTGATATTGGTGTAAAGAATTTAGCATTTTGTATTTTAAATGATGATAATAGTAAGATATCTATAATTAATTGGAAAGTAATATCATTAGCTGAAAAAGGAGAAAAAATAAAAGGTGGTGTAAATGAAATATCTGATAGATTATATGTTGAATTAGATAATATTATAGGTGAATTAAATGATAAAGGTTATAATAAAATATCTACTGTATTAATTGAAAATCAACCTTCTAATTTAAATGGTATAATGAAAACTATTCAATTATTAATATATTCTTATTTTAATTTATTAAAACATTGGGATAATTTAATAGATAATGTAATATTAATATCACCTATATTAAAATTACAAAATCATACATATATTCCTACAACAAGAAAATTATTAGATTCTGAAAGAAAAAAATTAAAAAGAAAAGAACAATATGCTAATAATAAAAAAGATGGTATTGAATTATGTGAATATTATATTAAATCTAATGAAGAATTATATGAATATTTTAAAACTCATAAAAAAAAAGATGATTTGGCTGATTGTTTATTACAAGCTATAAGTTATATAAGAAAGAAAGGTTGTAAGGCTGAAAAGATAGATTTATCAGACATACTATTATTTTTGCGTTAAATAAGTTAAATAATAAATATATAAACAAATAAAGGAAATAATAAATATAATGGCTTTCTCATTTAACAATAAGGATGACGATAATATAATCGAAATAAAACCTGATAGTTTTTCTAAATCCCCTTTTAGTTTTGATATACCAAAAAATGGTACTAGTAATAATAAGAAAAAAGAATTTGTAGGAGGAGATTTATTGTTTAATAAAAGTAAAATAAGTAATGATATAATTTCTATGTCTTCTATGTCTTCAAAATCATCTTCTCGTTCATCTGAAAGTAGTGATACAAATAGAAATAATAAAAATAAAGTTTCAGTTAAAAGAATTAGTAGTAACCATTCAAGTAGTGGTAGTGCAAGTGGTAGCTATGACGATGACGATGATGACGACGATGACGACGATGACGATGATGACGACAACGATAATGATGACGATGATGACGACGATGATGATGACGATGAAGATGGAAATAATAGTGAATTTTCATCAAAGAAAAAACCTTATTTAAATGAATTAAATGAAAAAAGAGAGATATTATATCAATTAGATAGATTAGAAGCAAAAGGATATAGGGTACCATGTAAGTTTAATATGCAATCCAGTTTAGATGAGATGAGAATGGAGTATAATAAAATAATTAGAGATAAAGAAATTGATTCAAGTATTCGTTTCCAAAGAAAAATGCTTATGGCTTTTGTATCTGGTACAGAATATATAAATACAACATATGATCCTTTTGCTTTAAAACTCGAAGGATGGTCTGAACAGGTACATGAAAATATAGAGGATTATGATGATATTTTTGAAGAATTACACGATAAATATAAATCAACAGGTAAAAAGATGTCTCCCGAATTAAGATTATTTATTAGTTTATCAGGAAGTGCATTTATGTTTCATTTAACATCAAGAATGTTTAAAGAAACACCATTACCAAATGTAGAAAATGTATTAAAATCTAATCCTGATTTAATGAAACAATTTCAAACGGCAGCTACGAAACAATATTTTTTAGGAGAAAATAATCAATCTCAACAACAAAAATCAAACAGTGCTATGGGAGGAGGAATGTTTGGAATGCTTGGAAATCTTTTTGGAGGTTTAGGAAATAGTATAGGTAATGCATCAGCAAATATATCTACATTTGATGAAAAACCATCATATACTAAACCACAACAAGATGTAGAAAATATTATTAATAACGTACATAATAATATATCATTAAATCAATCAAATAATAATATAGAAACTATGTCAATTTCAGACGAAGAAATAACATCAATAATAGAAGATTCATCTGATATGAAAATAATAAAAAATAGACCTACAAGAAAAAATAATGGGGGCAGTCAAAGCAATCGTTCATTAAATCTTTAAATAATTTTATTAAAATACATTTTTTATATAATGTATTTACACTTTTGAAGATTAAAAATGACTAAAAGTTCTATAAAAAATATTATATATAGTAAATTATTATATTTTTTTATAATAATCTTGTCTCATTTATCTTTTCGGTTGGTGTAATACGGCTTATAGTTATAATTTATATAATAATGAATATAGTATATATTATTTTTAATCATCTATCGTTTATCGTTTGCCTTTTAACGATTTCATGCTGATTAATTTATCTCTTTTTTTTGTAGCAAAATTTTTAACACCTTGTGCTGTTGTTTTAACAATCTTTGATAATGATTTAGTAGTATTTGATAATTCTTTTGGAACATTCTTTAATGATCTTACGGGATCTGTAATAATACCTCTAATACTACTTTCAGCATTATTTAAATTTTTAAAAGCAGTTGATATATTAACTAATACTAAAGGTAATATAAATGATGTTAATAACATTAATATAATTAAGAATATTTCAATTATAGAACCGAACATAATTATTTCTCTACGGAAATCATCACTACATTTACATTTTTGATTTATTAAATATCTGGTATAATCTAATACCATAAATAGATATACTATTGTCATAATTATAAATATTACTTGTACTATACTGAATAATATAGCAATTACTGGTCCAAGAGTATTTATAATAAAATCGGTAGGTATAGCCATAGTTACTAATAAATAAATTACAGCAAATAAAGCAAATCCTTTAATAAAATTCTTATTTTTATGTTCCGCGCATTTACATCCAGTTTCTTCAAGATGACTAATATATGTGAATGTTGCTAAATGTAATAAGACAGTTATAAAATTTAATATAATATTAGCAATAAAATTTATACTGAATGAAACCATTATAATTTTTATCTTCTACTTCGTATCTATTATATTTATGCGAAAAAAATAATAATATTAAATGATACTTATAAATTATATTTTTCTAATATATTAAATATCTTAAACTTGGAAGATTTTTCAAAAACTTCTATATTCCAAGATTTAATTATATTTATAATTTCTGTATTATTATAAATATCCAATATTGCATACAATTGATCTAAAGCAATATCAATAACGTGTTTATACATATTTTTATATATAATATATTGATTTATTAATTCAATTAAATTATATAATATTATATCTATATTTTCTAATTTCTTTTCTTTTTTAAATATATAACACCATGTTCGTATAATAGATATGTTGCTTTTTTTCCATTTAACATATTCACAAAATTCATCATAATTATTATTATTATTATTTAATAATATTTCTTTATTAGCTATCTTATCATCTAATTTCCATTCTTTATTATTTATAAATTTATTCCACATATTAGTTAAATTATTATTAACTATATTTGCATCAAATAGATATATTATATCAATATATATATTATTTGATGATTTTTTTATAAAATCCCATATTATATCAAATAACGATGGTATAATATCTGTATTTATTTTACTTATAAATATTAATATTTTTGAATAAATTGTTTGTTTATTTATATCTGTTAATTTATTTAAATAACCAGTAAATTCTTTTTTATATTTAGTTTCATCACTAAAATCACTTGATATTATAGTTATTGGTTTGGCTTTAAAATTTTTAGATTCTTTATTTCTTATTTTTGTAGCTATATATTTTTTCTTTTCCCATAAACTTCTTGCATCATAATTTGAAGCAAAACAATTATAGGTATTTTGTAATTCATTTGACTTATTAATTAATGTCTGTGGTAATTCAGACTCTTTATTTTCTCTTTCACGTAATATTTTTATGAATATATCATAATTTATTTTAATTATTCCAAATTCATTTTCCATATTTACATATGATTATATAATTGTTCTTATATTCTTAATATCTTTTATCGAAAAGTCCTTATGTTTGTTTATTGTAAATTATATAAATATTATAATATTTTATATTATAAAAAATGATATTTATAAATAAATACGATACTATCTGTGATGTAAATGCTATTGTAAATGAAGCAATTGTTAATAATTATTCTAATTATATCATAAGAATTATATATGATACTGACAAAATAAAAGATTATAATCTTAATACATTTTTAGATGGAGCTTGCTGTAATGACGATATTATTATGAATGTTATTTATATGATATCTAATTATAAAATAGCAAATATAAATAATATCAGTATCATAAATATTGATGATACGATATAAAGATTTAAATATATTATATATTAAATACATCATTTAAATATAAATTTATAATTTTAATTTATATAATGAATATTGGACTATTTGTAAAAAATATTGAAGATACATATCATAATATTACAATTTATCGTTCTATTATAGTAACAAATGATGATATTGAAACAGAATTATTATATAAAAAATTAGAATTATTAAATCATGATCCGTGTTGTATATATGAAGATGAGTATGATATAAATTATAATTATAGATTATTTATTATAAATAAAAATCTATTTTATAAATTTTTAGAAAAAATAAATAAGAATGCTTTTAATTTTGTTGGTATTAGTTTTAATATTATTGATGAAGAATTAGATAATATTATTACATATATATCAAAAAATACAAATGATATAAATATATTAAATATAAATACATATAATAATAAAATAATAAGAGATTAAAGTTATCCAAATAATATTATTTTCAAAATATATTATAGAAGTATAAATGGCTCGTTCTACTGATTATAGAAGTCCTAAAATTTTATTTGGTATATTAATTGTTGCTGTTATTATTGGATTAATATTAGTTGCTTTAACATTTAGAAGAGGTGGTAATAATATTTATGAAAAATTTGGAGCAAATCCTTCATTATCTATTGAATATTTTTGTATGACTGGATGCCCTTTCTGTGATAAATTTGAATCAACTTGGGATCAATTTACAAACATAGATGCTAAGGGTAAATATACAACTGCTAAAAATAATATCAGTATAAGCGGACAAAGAGAAAGAGGTGAAAAATTTAATGTTAATAGTGCTCCAACAATATTAGCTATATTTAATGAACAAGTTATTAATACTATGGAAAAGAATAGAACTGTTGATAATCTTAAAGAATTTGCGGAAGAAAGTTATAAAAAAGCTTTTCCAGCTTAAATAATTAGAATATATTTTTATTTTTTCGTTATCATTATATAATAATATATGATTATCATTTATAGAATAAGATAATATAATGCCTCCTAAAATATCTATACATGAATTATATTCTCTAAAAAAACAAAAAGATTCTATTAAAAATCAATCTTTTGATAAAATACTTGATATGTGTCATAATAAAATTAGAAAAATTGCATCAGCTGGTGGTATGAATACTTTTTTTGAAGTACCTTATATGGTGATAGGATTACCATTATATAATATTACTTTATGTGTTAATTATATTGTAGAATGTTTAAAAAAAAATGGATTATTAGTACAAATATTACCATATCCTAATGAAAATATATTATATATATCTTGGAATCCATTTGATGTAAGTATTAAAAATAAAAAATGTATAGAAATGGAAGAAAAATCTAATAGATTATTTTGATAATGTTTTAGCATAATTATATATAGCTGTATATCCTTGTATTATAAAAATATCGATATCTTCATCAGATATATTTTTTAATATACCTTCATTTGTTATTTTTATATCTAACCAATTAGTTTTATGTGATTGATTTATAACTATTATATTTTTTTGATCTTTATTAACATATTTATCTATAGAATTTTTAATTATCTCTAATGAAATTAAATTATATATTTGTGAAAAATATTCAAAAAATGTCATATCAGTATTTTTTGCTATTATTGTTGGTTCATATTCATTATCAATCCTTATCATAATACCTAATATATTATCTTTTGGTACATTACTAAACACATTTATAGGAAAATTATTTTTTATACCACCATCTATATAATATTCTCCTTCTATTTTTAATGGTTTAATATATAATGGTAATGTTATAGACGCTCTAACAGCATCAAATACAGATATATTAGGTGTATTATCTACACTAAATATAACTTCTTCATTTTTATTTAAATTTATAGCACATACATATAAATTTACTCCTGTTTTTTTTGACAATTCAATAAATGTTATATCATCTATATCATATCTTTTTTTTATATAATCTTTAATACAATCTGTATATATATTTGAATCATCTATACCTAATTTATAAAACATATCTAATAATGATGATTTATCTATTAACATTTTATTTTTATCATGTGTTATTGCTTTATAACTTTCTTCTATATACTCTATTGGTATTTTTAAGGCGAATATTAATGAAAATACAGCACCTATTGATGTTCCTGCTACATTATGTATATTTTCATGTAATTTTTCAATATATAAATATTGTAGAATACCTATATATGTAAAACCTCTTATTGAACCTCCTGAAAAAACAAGATGTGTTATTTTATCCATTATTTTAATTATATTTGATTTTGTTTATATAATATATTTATTCTCAAATAGTACATAATCATTACAAAAATAAAAATTTAAAAAGTTGGCTGACTATATAAGGTTCTATAAAATTATGTACTATTTTTATTTGAACTTAATTATTCGTTATTTGTGTTTTGAACTTGATATGATGGTTGTTGTGTGAGTGTTCTTTCATAATTATTTATATCTTGTAATTTATTTAAATATGGTTCTAATAATCTCGCCGTTTTTCTCATTCCTATATTAATTGCTATTTCAGCAATTTGATCACATAATAATATAATTGCTATACCTATAAAAATAAATAACCCTATATTTATATAGGTACTATATAATTTATTTTTATTTTCACTTAATTCTAATTTTTTATCTTTATCAGTATTGATATCAACATTTTTATTATAATTTACATAAGTTTTATCTTCTGGTTTTAATATAGTTTCTGATTTATTATCTGTATTTTTTTTGGATGATAATTGTTTATTATTTTGTTCATTTTCAGTTTTATTATCTGTTTGTTGTTTTGGTTGATAATTAATATCATTTTTAAAATTATTTAAATTTAAATATCTATCAATATCATCATCTTCATAAGGTTGAATATTATTCATTTTACATCTTCTATTAAATTCATCATATGATACAGGTTTATTTTCATTCATAGATATTTTTAAGGCTTCCTGATATTTTTTTTTTGATTCATCGCTTATAGGATATTCATAATTGGGCGCTTGTAATGGACTGCAATTTGCTTTATTGTTTTGAGATGAATTATTATTTGTAACATCATTACTATTATAATTTGTAAAATTATCACAAAAATCAGTAGCATATTTATTAACAACTTTTGGTGGTTCTTTGCAACTTTCCATATTTACACCATATTTTTTATAATAACAATCATCGTGATTAGCATAATCTATTAATGTTTCTTTAATTTCGGATTTTTTATCATCTTCATTAGCATCTTTATTCTTAAATTGTTCTTTAGATTTTTTTATACCAAAGGCTTCTTTTAAAGAAGAATATTCGAGAGGCATTATAGTTTAATACTATATATTCTATATTTTAATTCTATATTATTTTGAAAAGAAAATATATTGTATAAATATAAATATCAATTAGTGTAATAGAGAAGATATGTCTTATATAGAAATTATACTTAAAGGAATTATTACAGGTATATTAACAGCATATTTATTAGTATATGGATTAAGACCATCGGTTCCATATCCAGATATTATATTAGAACCTTTTGAAAATAACTGGTTATTTATAATATTGTTTATAATAAATTATTATCTATTTCTATGGGATCTTAAAATAGGTTTATTAATGTTATTATCTATACTTGCTTTATTATTTGATTTATATGTATTTACATTAAATGGTATTGAAAAAAAATATACAATTATAAATAATTCACCTATAATTCAAGATACTATAACATTTAATAAAGAAATATATGTAAAACCTAAAAATAAAGAAGATATAGAAAATTTTATGAATAATAGTATATATGATTTAAATACATTAAAAGAAAACAATAATAATTTAGAATTTATATCAGGAGATCCTGCATCATTTATTTAGATGATTATATTAGAGCGACTATTATTTTATAATGTCAAGTATTTTAGATGATCCCTTATCTATTTTTGCTATGTTTTTAATGCAAATAGGTAGTCGTCATTTTGTAATAGAATTAACCGAAGCACAAAAAAAATTAATTAAACATCCTTTAATCCAATCTTTAATTTTATTTGCTATGATTTATATTTCTACAAGAAATATACATATTACGGGTATTATTATGTTTTTATGTTATGTATCAGTATATATACTGTTTAATGAAAATCATAAATATAATTTATTATCTAAACGGTGGCTATTTACAGAAGGTATATTAAATACATTTAATAATACTAATAATCAATTAATTTCATATAAAGAAATTTATAAAAATAATTTAAATAAAGCATTATCATAACATTTAATTAAGTGCTGTTGTTGAAAATTTTAATTTTTCTAATGATGTATCTGGACGCGTCCAATATTTATTTTTAGCATTTGTTTGTACTATATTTGCTAATCTTACAAACATTATAAATATTGATATTATTATTAATACAATTGATATACCTAATATAAAATTGCCCCACGATGGTCTTAATGTATATAATAATAATGCTAATGATATTACAATAGATATTTCTAACATACAATCTATCTTGGCTATGTTCTTTTTTCTAATTCTTGATGTTATTTGTAAATCACTATAAGTTCTACCCTTATATATTTCAAATTTCTTATTTTTTTCTGAAAAATAGTATTCTTCTTTCTTAATTGATGGTTTTACAACTTGTTGAGAAATTCTTGTTCTTTCGTTATATAAATTTGCTAATAAAGCTTTTATTATAGCATTAATTTTTCCAGTATAAGACTCGTAATTCATAAACGATTCTTCATATGAATTATATTTACCTTTTTCTAATATTTTCATTATAATATACATTACTATTGCTATAACAAATATTACACCACTTATTGATATAGCATTTTCTCTTGATATATTTGATATTGGTAAATATATTGTTGCAAATACAGAAACTACTAATATAATAATACAAGCTATTAATAAAATACCTGATGATAATACTTTAGATGTTTCTAATGTATTTTCACTTGAATTTTTCTTAATTATATTGCTATTTTTTGCTAAATTTTTATTTATATCTGATAAATGATACATGCTTGTAACTATTTCATCATTATCTTTTGTATCTTGAACAAAATTTCCTACTATTTTATTACTTAAATTATCTAATATTTTAGTTATTAATACATTTTCTGTATTATTTAATCCGTAATATTTAGTTATTCCACTTAATGTAGATTGTTGTGTTAATACATCGCTTGTTTCATATGATTTTGGTGTTATTACTGGTTTATTTGTTGTAGTTACTATACTATATTCATTAATATATTTATTTGCATTATTTACTGGATTAGAATTATATTTCCATATATAATAAAATACATCAGAATCTTTTAATACATAATATGAAGTATAATTTGGTATAAATGGTGTATTTGTATAAAAATATGTTGTATTTATTGTTTGAACTGGTGTTGTAATAGTATATCTAAGTGGATCAATAACTGACATATCAAATGAGCATATAACACCAACAGGATTAGTAATATCTGATTCTCTTATAATAGTAGAAGTAATTCCTGTGGAAACATTTGTTAAAGTTTCAGTTATAGGAGCATTATATTTAAATTCTGGTTCAGTAGTAAGACCTTTAAAATATACACTTATTTTTCTAGAACCTATAGCTGTTTTTAATGATGTAGATATAGTTACACTATTTTCATTAGCAGTTATCATATATAAATCAAATTGTGATACAATATCATATGAACCTGTTATGTCTATTGCTGTAATTTCTAATTTTTTTTTACTATCAATCCATGATATTGTAATTTGATTTGTATTTATACTTAAATTATCATTATCTGTAGAAGAAAAATTATATAAATAAAATTCATAAATTTTTCCTTTTTCTAAATTTTCTATTTTAGATAATTTATTATCTGTTATAGTTAATGTTAATTTATTGTTTGTTTGTGTAGATGGTGTAGATGGTGTAGATGGTGTTGAACTAATAATATTAGCTATATTTATTGCGAATGGTCTAAGAATCATATCACCTTTTTTATATGTTGCTAATACAATTTTTGAATTATCTGTTGTTTTGTCTAAACTTATAATATTATTTATATCATTTTCTGTTGTAGAATCATTATTTTTAACTATTGTATTTCCATTATTTGTTATACTAAGTGATTTAAATATATCGCCTGTATTAAAAATATAATCTATAGAACCTGTATTTTGCGAATCAGAATTATTAACAGCAAGTGAAACAGAATTTAATATGACAGAATTTAACATAACTCTACATAATTTATAAAAATTGCTATAATTATCAGCATACATCATATCACCAATTTTAATATAATTAATATGTTTTAATATTACTTTATTAAATAATGAAATCATTGAGGATACTGATTGTATTGTAATTACAGATTTTAATGATTTATCAACAAATGATACATTAGCTACTTCAACAACAGATACTTGGTTATCTATTAATTTACCAGACGTAGCATCTCTTTCTTGTGGAAATAATTTATCGGTAAATGTAATATTATAATAACTTGTAGATACATTTGCTACTTCTTTTATATTATATACCTTCCATTTTTCATTTTCAACATAATATCTACTTCTTATAGTTAAATTTCTTAAATTATTAATTATGCCTTCTCTATTATCTTTATTTAATGATATATTATGATATAATTGAATTAAAATATCTAATAAAAACATAGATTTAATTACATTTTGTGAAGCATAATATGATAAATCGATATCAATTATATTATCACAATTTGTAGTAGGTAAAGTAGAACACATAGTATCTTTATCTACATCGTTATGTTTAACGAAATTATCTTCATAAAATAATGCATTTAATGTTATATTATCAGAGAAGTCTCCAATATTATATTTATCAACGTTATTTATAATATAACTACATGCCGATTTTGATATATCATCATTATTAAGAATATTATTGTTAAAAACAAGTGTTTTCATTATTATATTTTCTTTATCTTCTGTAGTAGTTTCATTACTAATTAAATTAATATCACTTATATTAGGATTTATTGTTAAACCAGTATTTGATATATAAGAAAATATATTTTTATCAACAAGTAAATCATCGGTTAATGTTGTGATACCAAGATTTGAAGTTCTGTAATTTAATAATTGTGATAAATTGTCATAACTTGATAATGACATGGCTTATAATTATATAATTATATCTCTATCAATAAGTTTATATTTTTATCCAACAAAATAAGATATATTAATTTTTATATTATTAAATTTAATTAATAATTAAATAAAATTAATAGCATATAAATACATAATTTTCAATTTATTTTTTATTGAATAAAATAAAAAAATGATTTAAAAAGTGCTTAAAAACATAATACATATTTTAAACTAATTATATAATTAAGAGATATGTCTATATATCCAGAATTATCATACACCAACCAAAAGATTGATATTCAGGATATCAAAGGTATCCAGTTTAGCATTCTTGGTCCCGAAGAGATTATTAAACGTTCTGTTGTAGAAATTAATAGAACTGATACATATGCGGGTAGCGAACCAGTTATTGGTGGTCTATTTGATTCTCGAATGGGTGTATTAGAACATAATAAAATATGCAGCACTTGCGAACAAAAAAATATATTTTGTCCCGGACATTTCGGACATATAAAATTAGCAAGACCTGTATTTCATGCTATGTTCTTTGATATGACAAAGAAACTATTAAAATGTGTATGTCATAGATGTTCTAAATTATTAATTTCACCAAATACTACTAATAAAGACCTTAAAAATGATATGCAAAAGATTATGTTAATTAAAAATAATCAAAAACGTTGGGATATGTATTTTAAATTATGTAATACAAGTACTAAAATTAAATTATGTGGCGACGATGGAACTATTGGATGTGGTGCTAAACAGCCTTCAAGATATAATAAAGATGGTGCTATGAAAATTATTGCTGAATGGAAAGATAAAAATACGGAAGATGGTGCTAAAAGTACTCAAATTGAATTTACTCCTGACGATATTCTTAAAATATTTAAAAGAATTTCTGACGAAGATATGGATATTATCGGTTTTAATCCTATTTGGAATAGACCAGAATGGTTAATATGTACTGTATTAGCCGTTCCTCCACCTGCCGTTAGACCAAGTATTGTAGAAGAAAATGGACAACGCAGAGAAGATGATCTTACACATAAATTAAGTGATATTATTAAAACAAATAATAACATTTTAGATAAAATCAATAAAGGTTCTTCGGAAGAAACTATTAAATTAATCACTATGGTTTTACAATACCATATATTTACATTTATTGATAATCAAATTCCAGGTTTAGCACCTTCTCAACAACGTAATGGTAGAAAACTCAAATCAATTACAGACCGTATGAAAAAAAAAGAAGGGCGTATTAGAGGTAATCTTAATGGAAAACGTGTAGATCAATCAGCACGTTCTGTTATTACACCGGATCCATATATTAGTATTGATGAATTAGGTGTTCCTATTAAAATTGCCGTTAATATTACATTTCCTGAAACAGTAAATGAATATAATATTGAACATATGAAAAAACTTATTAAAAATGGTCCTGATACATATCCAGGTGCTAAATATGTTAAAAAAATTAAAGATTCTATTACTATTAATTTAAAATATGCTAATACCGATAAGATTATTAATGAATTAAAGAAAGGTGATATCGTTCATAGACATCTTACAGATGGTGATTATGTATTATTTAACAGACAACCATCACTTCATAAAATGAGTATGATGTGTCATAAGGTAGTTATTATGCCTTATCAAACATTCCGTCTTAATGTATTAGATACACCACCATATAATGCTGATTTTGATGGAGATGAAATGAATTTACATTGTCCTCAAAATATTCAAACTATGAGTGAATTAAAAGATATTGCTGCTGTTCCATATATGATATTAGCACCAAGAGATGGTAAGCCTATTATTGAAGTAGTTCAGGATACATTAGTAGGTTCATTTAGATTAACCAAAGATTACATCGATATTAAAGATAAAGTTATGGCTAATCTTCAAATGGTAAATAGTTATTTTACTGGTAAATTACCTGAACCAAATGATAAATACGTTTATAGTGGTAAAGAAGCATATTCTCAAATTTTACCACCAGGTTTATTTATTAATAGAAAAAATAAAAAAGGAGAAAGCTTTATTATTGAAAATAGTAAATTAGTTGAATATACATTTGATAAAAAGGGGGAAAAAATTCCAACAGGAACATTAGATAAAAATGTATTTCATGGTATTTCTACTGGATTAATGCCTGTTATCTTTCATGATTATGGTCCATTTGAAGTTCGTAAGTTTTTAGATAATACTCAAAGACTAATCTGTAGATGGCTTCTAACATCTGGATTTAGTGTAGGTATTAGCGATTTAATTACAAATGAAGAAACTGATAATAACCTTAAAACAACTATTAGAGAAATGAAAGCCAAAGCTTATAGCAAATTAGATGATATTAGAAGAGGTGAATTAGATAATAACAGTATCTTTAATAATGAAGATTTTATTGAAAGAGAAATTATCGGTATTTTAAATGAAACTACAAGTCAAGTTGGTAAGATTGGATTATCTCAAATTGACGAAAAAACTAATAGAATGATTAATATGGTTAAATCAGGTTCTAAAGGTAAAGAAACTAATGTTGCACAAATTATTGCTTGTGTAGGACAGCAAAATGTAGATGGTAAGCGTATTACTTATGGATTTACTGATAGAACATTACCACATTTTACAAAATATGATGATGGTCCTGATGCAAGAGGTTTTGTAGAAAACAGTTTTATTACAGGACTTTCACCTCAAGAAGTATTCTTCCATGCTATGGGTGGGCGTGAAGGTCTTATTGATACAGCTGTTAAATCAGTTACTGGTGATACACCTATTATAGTAATTGAAGATGGTGAAGCAAAATGTGTAAATATTGGAGATTGGATTGATGCTAAAATGGATAATCCTGATAATAAAAATAATATTAAACATTTTGAAGAAAAACAAATGGAATTATTAAATTTAAATAATAAAGTATATATTCCAACTGTTGATAATATTGGTAATATAACTTGGGGAGAATTAACAGCCATAACAAGACATGAACCTGAAGAAATATTATATGAAATTGTAACATTAGGAGGTAGAAAAGTTATTATTCCAAATACAGAAACATTATTAATTTGGAAAAATAATGAATTTATAAAAACTAAAACATGTGATGTAAATATTGGTGATAATGTACCTGTTACAATGAATTTATCTAAACCACCTAATATAATATCTTATATTGATATGTCTAAATATTTTCCTAAAAATGAATATATACATGGAAAAGAATTATTTAAAGCAAAAGAAAGTATGGATAAAGCTATGATTAATAGATTAAAAATTCCTGCTGGTTGGTGGGAACAAAATAACGGTATAACTTTTATTACACCATATCCTACTAAAGCAAGATTACAAAGAGTATTTAGTGGTAGATCTAATATTGATTTACAAGAAAATGGTATCTACCCATATTCTGCTAATAGATGTGCATCATATATTCCAGATAAGTTTGAATTAAATATGGAAAATGGTATATTTATAGGATTATTCTTAGCTGATGGAAATGCAAGAGATTATGCTGGTTCAGTTGCTATTACAAAAGAAGAACCTTCTGTTTTAGACTTTGTAAAAAAATGGTTTGATAAATATGATATAACTTATAGAATTGCTACAAAAATAGTAAATAAAAACAAAAAAGGTTTAATTGAAGGTAAATCAACAACCATTATTGGTAATTCTTCATTATGGGCAAGATTTTTAGATAATTTCGTAGGTACTAATTGTTATAATAAACATGTCCCAGATATAGCTTTTAATGCACCAGAAGAATTTATAATAGGTATTTTAAATGGTTATTTCTCTGGAGATGGTAGTGTTTCTAACAATACAATTAGTGCTTCTTCAGCATCATATAGATTAATTGAAGGAATATCTATGTTATGTTCGCGAATTGGTGTATTTGGAAGAATAACCTATTATAAACATTCTACAACAAATTTAAATACGCCTGTTGAAAAATTAGCTATAGTTAATACATTTAGTATTAGAATGCAATGGGCTACAATCTTTTCACAAAAAATATCTTTAATTAATAAAGATAAAAATGATAAACTTAAAAAAATTAATCCTAACAAATCAATATATGATTTTAAAGAACAAAAAGATGTGATATTAGATACTATTGCTGAAATTAATATAATTTCTAAAGAAATAGTAAATGATAAATATAAAAAATTATATGATGTAACTGTGCCTTCGACATTAAATTTTTCATTAGCAAATGGGTTAGGAATCGTCGACACTTCCGAAACCGGGTACATACAAAGAAGATTGGTAAAGGCTATGGAGGACGCAAAGGTATATTATGATAATACAGTAAGAAATGCCGGAGGAACGATTATGCAATATATTTATGGCGAAGATGGTATGGATGGATGTAAGATAGAAAATCAATATGTACCAATTATTGAAGCTGATATGTTAGTATTAGATAGTGAATATAATCTTAAAGATTCAGATAGAATTAATTTATACTTAACAGATGCAGCTTTTAAAGAAGTAAATCATAAAACATATGATAGATGTCAAGAATATTTTGATAGATTATTAGAACATAAATATTTCTTAATTGAAAAAGTTTTTAAGAATAATAAGAACACATATATTAGTTATCCTATACCATTTCAAAGAATTATTAACACATCAGTACAAAGACAAAAAGCATTAGGTATTAATGGTGTCAGAACTGATTTAACACCCGATTATGTATTAGATTCAATTAATAAAATTAAGGAAGAATTATATATTAAAGATACTAAACAAGGTACAAAATTCTTTAATATATTACTTGATATATATTTGTGTCCTAAAAAACTTATTATTGAATATAACTTAACTAAAATCATATTTGATTGGATTGTAGAACAAATTTATACATATTATAAGGAAGCTATAGCACAACCAGGAGAAATGGTAGGAATTATTGCAGCACAAACTATTGGTGAAATGGGTACTCAAATGACACTTGATTCATTCCACGTTTCTGGTACAGCAGCAGCAGTAAAGGCTACAAGTGGTGTTCCACGTCTTAAAGAAATTTTAAGTGCTACTAAAAAAACGAAAACACCTACACTTATTATTTATATGAAACAAGATATAGCAACTATTGTTAATCCAGTTATGGATGCTGATGGTGTTGAAGTAAATGATGTAAGATTAGAAAAAACAAAAAGTGCCGCTATGAATGTTAAAAATTCTATTGAAATTACAAAATTAGCTGATATATTAGATTATAGTGAAATTTATTGGGATAATGGTTTATTAGATACAGGTATTGATAATGATGCAGGTATAATGGATATTTATAAAGCTTTCAATAATGTTGATACTATTTCTAATAAATGTAGAAGTACATCACCTTGGGTATTAAGAATGAAATTTAATAAAGAAAAAATGAATAATTATGGTTTAAGAATGATTGATATTTATACTAAATTAAATACAGCATATGATAAATACATCGATTGTATTTATAGTGACGATAATGCTGAAGAATGTATATTTAGAATTCAATTAACAGAAACAGCTCTTAAAGATATTGATGATAAAGATGAAATTGCTGCAATTAAAGCGATGGAACATAATTTAGTATATCAAGTATTACTCAAAGGAGTAAAAGGTATTAAAAAAGTATCACTAAATAAAAAGAAATATGATAGATATAATACAAATACACAAAAATTCGATAAAATTATAGAATGGGTATTAGATACTGATGGAACTAATCTTATGGATATCTTATCTAATCCGAATATTGATGCTACTCGTACAATATCAAATGATATTAGAGAAATTTATGATACATTAGGTATTGAAGCAGCAAGAAATGCTCTATATACTGAATTAATTAATATTACAGGTGATGGTAATATGAATTATAGACATTTATCATTATTAATTGATACTATGACTTATAAAGGTTATTTAATGTCTATTGATAGACACGGAATTAATAGAGGTGATATTGGTCCTCTTGCTAAATCTTCATTTGAAGAGACTACTGATATGCTTATTAATGCAAGTATATTCTCCGAATATGATAATGTAAATGGTGTATCGGCAAATGTTATGTTAGGACAACAACCTCCATGTGGTACAGGAGACAGTCAAATTATTTTAGATGAAGATCATATGATGGAATTAATGAAAAATATGAAATTAAGTAATATAGAAGAACAAGAAGAATATATTGAAGAAGAAGATGACGATTATGAAGTATGTTTAGAAGATAATATATCATTTAATTTCAAATTACCAGATAAAAATGAGTGTTTTAATATAAAAGAACAGAGTGTTACTGTTGTTTAATGTGTTGCTGGACGATTAATATTTAATCTATTTAAAGGAATTCTTGGAGATGATGATAATCTTATATTTTTTATACCTTCTATTAATGAACCATGAGATGAATTATGTTTTTTGTGTGATGATTTTTTAGAAGATGCTTTTTTGGGAGAAGATTTTTTTGAAGATGCTTTTTTAGATGAAGATTTTTTAGGTGGTGAAGGTTGTTTTTGTTTTTTTATCATTTTAGCATATCTATTTTTTCTTCTATTTCTTAATTCTTTTCTATATTTTTCTAATTCAGTTCTTTTTAAAATTTTATTTAATTCATTATCAATTTCTAATGACGATGATGATGTGTATCTAAATGGATTTTCTTCTTTTACTGGTTTTAGTAGTTTTATAACTGCTGGTTTTACATTTTGTACTGGTTGTAATAATGCTTTTCTCATTGCTAATAAGTCGAATGTATTCTTTGATGGTGGAGGTGACATAGATCTTTGAACTAATGGATTTAAAACAATTGGTACTCTTGTTGGTGGTGGAGATATAGGTCTTATATATGGATTAGGAACAGGTCCTCTTGCAGCTGGTGGTGAATGTCTTTGAACGGGTGATTGTGGTAAAGCATTTATCATAGCATTTAAATTAAAATTTGAATGTGATGATTTTTTTGGCGAAACTTTTCTTTGTTTTTTTGAAGCTTTAGGAGGTGAAGATTTAGGTGATGTTGGAAAAATATCATTTAAAGCCGCTTTCATATCATCAACATTTCTAAATCTTTTATTTGATGCTTTTGTTTCATGATCTTTCTTTTTTTTTTCAGCTTTTAATTTTTTTTCTCGTTCTTCTTCTTTAGCAAAAGTAAATCTATCTGTAGCTTTTCTGTGTCTTTTAGAAGGTTCTCTTGGTTGTACTAATAATGCTGTTGGTACTCTCGCATTTATATTAGTAGTTTTTTTATTCATTAAGTCTGCAAGAACATCAATATCTGCATCATTATCATTCATATGACCAGATGATGATTTAGCGGATGATGTTCTACCTCTTTTTCCTTTTTTTTGACTACTTCCTCCTAATACTTTTTCACCTAATAATCTCGAAGCCGTTTCTTTATCTTGACTACTTAAAGAAGATGACATAATATTATTCTAACTTATAGTCATATAAAAAATTAAACGCGGCAAAATTTAGGAACGCAAATGTGCTTCAACTAATATTTTAACATTTTCTGGAACATTTTCATATTGCATATAAATACTATTTGAATATTTATTATCTTTTTCATTTTTTTCTAAAACAATATTATATATAGATTTTGTTTTATCTAATAATTTATTAAATATTAATAATGGTCGTTTTTTCATATTATTTGGTGCAACATATAAAGACGATGATATTTTTAAATCATCTATACCACCTCTTTCTACATCTTTATTAGACTTACCATATTTGCCTCTATGAATTACTAAAATAGAAATATTTAATAATTTTGTAATACATATTAAATATAAATCATTTGGATATAATTCGTTTTTATTAATTATTTCTGTAAGTTTCTTTTTTCTTTCTTCTTTTGAGGCATTATTATAATATGTATCTAAAAATATTTGAACAGTCTTGTATTGTTTTGTAACCTTCTTATATTCATTAAAAAAAGATGGGTCTTCTAACATCAGTAACATTAATTCATTATCATCTATTGTATTTTTTAATAATATATTTGCTAATTTTACTACCTCGTCATATGGTGTATTCATATTTAATATTTTAGAAAACCATTCATAAAATTCTTTAATAGTATATTTATTATAACTTTCATGTTTTATATAAATCATATTAGACCATTTACTCTTTTTATGTTGTATCCATTTTGAATTTAATTTTTCTTCTTTACCTGTAAAAATTGATGGTAATTTATCAGGTATATTATTTTGTTGATTTTTAATTTCATAATTATTATATTCTATATTATTTTCTATTTCGGTTATTATATTCGGTCTTGATTTATGATATAATACTATTGTGTTAGGAATTTCATCTATTATCGCGTTTTGAGAAAATATAAATTCATTCTTATCTTCTGTAATTTTATTATCATAAAAATCATATTTATTGTATAATATAATATTATTTATCCATTCCTTTATTTTTTCTATTGAATATAATGGTATTTCCTCTAATATTATTCTTATCTTATTAATCTCTTTTTTGATATCAAAATTTTTTATTAATTTATTTATTCTTTCTTTTATAGATAGTTTAGAAAGTTCTTTTAATTTATTATTATCATATTTTTTTATTATAGTATTTGCTATCATTATTTGTAATTGATACCATTTTTTAGATCTGTTAATTTCTTTATTATTATAATTATATAAATCATCTTGAATACGAGTATTTATTATAACATTATTATTAATTTTATCTTCATTTATTACTAAACTGGTATAATATTCTTCTTTAATATTTGTATTAATTATTTTACCTAAATTAAAATTAATATTTAATAATTTACATTTATTAGAAAATTTATCTAAATCTTTAACTAATATATTAATTTTAAATTCTTTATTAATAATATCATCATAAAATATAATTTTTTTTATATTTAATATTTTTATTAAAACAGGTAAATAACTAATACTAATTCTATCAATTATTAATAATATATTGCTTTTTGTTAAAAATCTATCAATTGTTAAATCATCATTTATTAAAACTCTATCAATTATATAATTATCAGGTTTTTTTAATATATCTGTTTTAAGCCATTGATATAATGTATATAAATTTTGATATACAATTTCATTATTATTTAATTTTTGTTTTAAATTATTACATTCATTTATAACATTTGATATATCAGGATAATGATTTAATTTTATCATTTTATCACCTTCTTCACTTCTTAATTTTAATTCTAATGGTTCATAATATCTTCCGTCTTTTAATAACATAATTACATTAGGATTTAAACCCAAACCAGTAATTATATCTTGAAATGTTTCATAATAAGGACATACTATATTTACATCTTCTCCATTTTTTTCATTTTCCCATATAACTAATAATACATTATATATATTACTTAATAATGAATATAAATAATATGATGTTTTTTCTATTGGATAATCATTTGATGATAAATAATCTAAAAATTTAATATATGCTTTATATATATTTAATAATCTTGATAATTTATAATTATCTATATTACAGTTTATATCATTAATGTTTAATAAATTTTTAATTTTAACATTATCATTTATATATTTATTTAATTGATTACATAAACTTTTATTTTTATCAATTATTACTGCATTATAATCCATAAAAGATTTACATACTTCGCCATTTTCTAATGACATAAAGGTTATAATATCTAATTTATTTCTAATATCTTTCATAAAATCCATTTTATCCTTAAAATTTAATAAATATGCTAATGAATGTAATAAACTATCATTTTTAATTATACTATTTTGTTTATGTTTAGAAACTCTATGTTGAATACCTTTTCTTACTAAACATTTAACACCTTTATTTAATGTTTTAGAACATAATGCAAAAGATACTTTTGGATATAATAATTTATGTAATGATATGGGAACTATACCATATCTTCCTACTTGAATTGGTGCACTATTTTTAATTAAATAATTTTCATCTTTATTATCCTGTATTGATACTGATTTTACAGATTTATTACTTGATTGTATATCTTTATCTGATTTTTTATCATCAATATCATCAACTTTAATATTCTTCTTTTTATTTTTTTTATCATCTTGTTTTATATCTTTATTATCAATTTTTTCATATACATTTGCTTTACATTTATCTATATCTTCTTTTTTAGGTGGTTTTTTAAAACAACAAGGAACACATATACCTTTCTCATTAGGTTTTATTAATTTAACATATCTTGGTGCTTCTTTATCATTTTCATCCCATAACATTTTAATTGCTTCTTCATTTGGTAAAGGACATTTAGCATTACCATCTTTAATATCTAATGGAATTTTACTTTGAGGACACCATAATTTAGGACACGCATAAACATTTTTTATATTTGCTTTACTACCATATTCAACCATATTATCAAAATGTAGATTATTATTTTTTTTTAATTCTTCTACATGTTCTGGTGTCATAACTATCGGTTGTTTTGTAGCTTGACATTTATCTCTTGCATAATTTTCTTCAAATAAATCTTTATCAGCAATTCTTAATAAATTTATAAAATAACTATGTTTATCTTTTCCTAAAGCACCACCATTTAATCCTCCACCAAAATCTAAATCAAATGTTCCAGCACCTAAATCATCTTCTTCTGATGAAGCCGATTTAATAGAATTTGATTTAGGTTTTATTTGAACTGGAATAGGAACAGGAACTGGTACTTGATTTTGCTGTATAGTTTTTTGATTTGCTATAACTTTTATATCACGTGTTGATGATATTATTCTTGATATCCAATATAATAAATTTGATAATTCTTTTTGATTAGGTATATTTATTATATTTACTAAATAACCATTTCTATCATTTTCTATTATAACTATTGTTCCTGTATTACTTATATTTTGTTTAACTTTATTATTATCTTTAATATCTATATTTTTCTTTATCATATCAATTTCATATTCTACTAATTTATCTGCTTCATCACTATTTATACCTAAATTAATTAATTCTAATATAATTTCATTTTTAGTAAAACCTAAATTTAATTTAGAGCGTATATGTTCTCCAATATCTATTTCTTTATTAAAATTTGAACTTCTTTTGTAAATACATATTATTTTATTTTTATCTTTTTCTTTAATAACTTTATTTACATGAAATATATCAATTGCTTCACTTAATTTTTTTAATAACACTTCAATTTTACTATAATACATCTCATATAAAACATTTAATTTTAATGAAACTTCTTTAAATTTAATTGGTTGTTTTATCGTTATTTCTAATTGTTTTTTAATATTATCTTTATTTTTTATTATTTGTTTCCAATTTACATTTTGTCTTATATCTATAATATATGATAGTGTTATTAAACCAGTATAATCTATGATTATTTTACAATATGTTCCAAAACCCAATATAGAATATAAATATATACATTGTATTTTTGATATTTTTTCTATATTAGTCCAATTTGATAACACATCTTTTGATAATATATGTTTTTTATTTAATTTATATAATACCTTAGAATTATCATTAACCCATTGTATAAATGTTATAATATTATTAGTGTGTAAATTATCAAAAATAATAGATAATGGTTGTATATTTTTTAAATTATATTGAAAATCAATACGATGATATATTTCAGATATTATATTAGTATTTTTTACATCAATTTCTTTTAATACATCTAATTTTTTTTCTCTTTTTTTATAAGTTTCTAATGTTGGAATTTTATTATCAATATAATAATATTTATTATTTTTTAATTCAATATTATCATTAGCAAATGATATATTTAATTTATTTAAATTATATTGATATAATAATTTACTATAATTACCATCATATGATATAGGTTCGTCTAATTCTTTACTCCTTCTATTATTTGATTTATAAGGGTTTATATCATAACCAGACCATTTTATTTTTTTTATATTAAATAATAAAGATTCTTTATTACTCCATGCATATATAGGAAATAATTCTTTTTTTTCTATATTTTGTATTGATAATCCTATTTTATTAATAGCATTTTCAATAGTATCTTCATCATATATAGTAATATCATTAATTATTTTTGCATCTTTATCATTTACATTTGTATTATCATTATTAAATATATAGGTTTCTTTTATATTATCTGATTTCCATCTATATACTATTAATTTTTTATATGGTTTCATAAATATATTTAATAATATTCTCTATATCATTATTTGAAAAGAAAAATAAAAACTTATAATTTTTTTCGTTAAATAAATTAAGGTACTCCTAATGATTAAATCTCTTAAAAATATATATGAAAATTTTGAAGATATAGCAAATAATATACAAACTATCAAATTGGATAATAATGAGTATATTGTTGTAAAAAAAACTACTGAAAATACAAATGCTATTATAAATGCTTTTGATAAATCTAATAAAGATTTATATACTAATAATGAATTAAATTCTAAAAAAACTCTAACAGATACACCTACTTTAACTGATAAAAAAACAACAGATACTAAAACTACTGATAAAAAAACTACTGATACTAAAACAACTACTAATTCAAATAAAATGTTATGGGTATTATTTGGTCTTGGATTATTTATTTTATTTATAATTATTATATTATTCATAAGATTTATGTTTTCTAAATCATCTACACCATCTTCCGGTTCCCAAATACCTTCCCAAATACCTTCCCAAATACCTTCCCAAATACCTTCACAAATACCTTCACAAATACCTTCACAAATACCTTCACAAATAATTCAACAAACACCTTTAGAAAAACCACAAACGATCTCACAACAATATACTAATACTCAAAATACAGAAACTGAATTAAATAAATTATCTTCTTACAAACTACCATCGTATAAACCTTCTAATTTGATGAATACTGATAATACACAAGAATTAATTGAAAATAATAATAGTCCAATTGAATCTATTAAAACACCCGAATCATTATCAATATCTCGAAGAACAAAAGATTTATTAAAATCTTTTTCAAATAATGATAAATCACCCGATATGAATAAAGATATTATTGAAAAACCTATAGATAGTAATAAATCTAATTCATTTAGCTCATTATTTTCATTTAATAAAAATAAAGAAAATACCAATACAGAAAATAATAATGATATCTTAAAAAAGACGGGTGGAAAATATAAAAAAACTAATTATAAAAATACTCTAAAAAAATTAGCAAATACAATTAAACCTAAAAGAAATTATGTAAATCGTTATCGTAATAAAAAATAATATCAAATAATATAATTAATATTATTTTCTAAATAATTAATTATACATTTTCCTATTATATGATATCTTTCTTTTATATCATTATTAATATCATCTTCATAATTTTCTTCATTATGACTATCAAACATATTAAATTTTTTATAAATATAAGTTAATATATATTTTTTTCTATTCAATATATTATTTTTATAAAAATTATGTAATATAATATCATTTGATGTCTTTAATATATTATATAATGATGTTATTTTATAAATACTTGTATTATAATTATTTATATATATGTATGGTTTATTTTTACATATATCTAACCCATCATATATATCTAATAAAAAAATATAAGGCATATCCTTTTTATAATTTTTATTATTTAATATATACATTTCAAATATTTTATTAATATACTTATGATTATAATCTACAATATGTAATATATTTAACCATAATTCTCTTACTCTTCCTTTTCTAATATATTTACCATCATAACCAATATTATATAATTTAAATAATGATATCAAACTATCAGTTAGATATAATAATTTATTATTTTTTAAATTATATAAAATACCTTTTATAATATCTCTTTTATTTTTTACCCAATAATTCCAAAAACTATTATTTGATATTATTGATGTATATAAACCATAATAATCAGGTATATATAAAGAATTATTATCATTTATATAATCATTAATATAATTAGCATTATTTATCCACATATTACAATCAATATAATATACATTATTTTTTATAAAATTTTTAGTTGTATTTGGATATGAATTTGTAATAGATGATGTAAATAATAAATTATTTTTATAATTATATTGTATATAAATATTTGTTAAATTATATTCAATAAATATTTTATAAATATTTTTATCTATTAATGATGGTGATTTAGATAAATATAAATACGAATAATCACATATAGACATCATTTTTCTATTATATAAAAAATAAATCCATATTTTATCTACATATCGATTAATTTTTTCATTTTTATTTAATATAATTAATATTTTAAAATTATCTTTTGATATGATATTTTTACGATATAATGAAATTAATAATATTTTATTATCACACACAGTATATAATTTATTATTTATTAATCTATTTATTATTATATTATCATTTATATTATTATCAAAATATATAATATCTATATCATTATTATTAACATTTATCGTATATAATTTATCTTTATATTTTAATATAGGATTTGTAATTAAAAAATAATTATTTTCATTATTTATATATTTTTCTATTATATTATCATATATATTATAATATATGTTATCATATATTGCTTTATAATCATATATAATATAACAATATAAACATTCTACTTCATTATTTAAAGTCTTATATTTTTTATTTATATCAACTTTTACATATTTAAAATCTCTATCTTTTATTTTTATAATATCATATTTTTTATCAAATATTTTTAATACTATATCTGGTGTTACAAGTTCTTGTCTTGGTAAAAAATGCAATTTAATATCTAATTCAGGATGAATTATAGGTATATTATTAATTAAATTATATTCATAATATACATCCATTATTATTTAAAATATTTTATATTTTATTTATATGTTTTTATAAATATTATACTAATATATATTTATTAGTGATGATAAATTAAATTCATAATTTTCTATATAATTTTTAAATTTGGTAGTCATATAAACACCTATAGCCATACCTATAAATAATATTATCAAAGATGATAATGAAAAACTTATTATTTTATATAATATAATAATTATCAACGCTATAATAATAAATGATTTATATTTTACTATATCAATCATACTTCTAATCTTATTACATTATAATATATTTTTATATTTAATATTTATATCTACTACTTCTTTTATTTTATTATTTAAATTATCTTTACCATAATAAAATGTTATTGATTTATTTAATATATCATTACTCATCTCATTAAATTCATTTAATATATTATTATATGTTATATTATTTATTGTATTAACACAATCTTTAATTTTAATTATATCTCTTTTATATACCAAAAAACTTGAATAATAATTAATATGATAATCTAAATCATATAATTTATTTTTTTCATAGTTTATTTTAATTCTATTTTTTGCACTATCTATTTCATTTTCCATAATAACATATTCTTTAAATATTTTAAATATATTTTGAATTAATAAAGGTACGTTTTTTTTATCAGCACTTGTATATATAGCATATTTTGATAATTTAGGATTATTTAAATCTAATTCATATGAAAAATTTATATTATATATTATCCCTAATCTACTTCTTAATATATTATAAAAAGGTCCAGTTTCAAAATTAAATAATATATTTCTTAATATCATTATTGTAAAATATTTTTTTGAATATTTTATTATATTTTTATTAACATATATTCTTAATAATACATTATTAGTTTCTTTCTTATTTTTATTATTTATATGTATTATTTCAGATGTAATTGGTTTATATATTTTTGATGGATATACTAAATCTTTTTTAGATTCTTTTTTAAAATTAAAAGCTTTTGATAATAAATTTAATGTTTTATTTTCTTTACCAATAGGACATATTACACTTACGATTATATTTTTTAATAATATATGATTTTTTATATAATTATATATTTTTGATACTTTAAATTTTTTTATATTTTTAATTTTTTCATTACTATCATATTGATATCCATATTTTTTAAAAAAATATCTCCATACTTTTAAATCAAATATATATTCATATTTAACTATATAATTATTATTTTCTTGTATAACTGCATTTTTTTCATTATCTACAATTGTATCATCTATATAAAAATTATTAATTGTATTTGATAATAAATCTACATAAAATTCTAAATCTTTATAAAAACCTGTTATATAAAATATAGTTTCATTATCAGAAACAGAAGCATTTGAATCAGCACCTCGTTTATTTAATTCTATTTTATTTTTTAAACTATTTTTATACTTATATGATGTGAATACAGCCATTAAATGTTCCATATAATGAGTTAATTCTAACTCTTCTTTTTTTTCGTGTTGTGCTCCTAATAATATTTTTACTTCTATTTTAGTAATATTAATATTTAAAGGAATAACTAATAATGTAATACCATTTTTTAATTTTTTTATTACATATTTATTATCCATTATAAATAACCTCTATAAATATTATTTATTATTTATTATTTATTAGATATAGAGAGATTAAAAATAATTCATTAAATATTATGGATCCAAAGTATTTTTATATGTATATTTTGGCTGTTTCTTTATCATTTGTAGCTTTTACTTTTATTAAATGTTATTATAAAATTGATGCTTTTGATTCATTCTTTTATACAAGTGATACGATGGATACTTCTATATATTCTTATACTATATATTATTTATCACATTTTGTATTTTATTTTGTATTTGGATTATTATTCTCATTTGAAATTTTAGTACCTATGGTATTTAAAACAATTGGATTAGAATTTGCTTTAATTGTTATTAAAAACTGTTTTACATCAATAGAAGGTGTTGAATCAGCTATTACAAGTATTATAGTTGGTCTTTTAAGTTATATTATGGGATGTGTTTTTTATAATATTTATTATGGTACTAAAAATTATTAAACTACAATAGGTTTAAGATGTCCTACTCTTAAGTCAGTATTTACCATTATTTGATATCCTAATTTTAAGATATTTTTACAAAAACTTACATCTTCAGAACACATATCTCTTAATACAATACCATCATCTGTAATAAATTCTTGTAATTCGCCTTGAAAATAAGGATATGTCATTTTCTTTAATACTTCTGATTTAGCCGCAAAAAATCCCATACCAGCATAATGTACTGGTAAAAATTTAAGCCCTGATTCTTTTTTCCAATCTTCTACAAATTGAGGAGTAATAAATTCAAACATACCAGTTTTACAAAAATGTTTAGCATCCCAATCTTTAACAATAGCATAATTTGTTAAATTTTGCATTCTATACATTCCACTAACGACTGGATGTATTTCAGTTGATTCAATTAAATCTACTACTTGTTGTGGTGTAAATATAATATCACTATCAATTGTAATCCATACATCAAAATCAATTTTATCAAATGGTTTTTGTTGAATTCCTCTTAATACATCTAATCCTAATGTTTGCATTCTTGCAAATGTTACATATGAACTAACACCTGGTGCTACAATTAAATCATATTTTCCAGACTCCCATAAATGATTTAATGTACTCGTCCAAGCTAATAAAAATTTAGATGAAAAAGAGTCACCTGGTAGTCCAATAACTACCTTCTTTTTTTTTGGTTTATCAGCATCAGTTACTTCTGTAATAATAGGTTTAGTATTATTTTCTAATATAGTATTCATATATTTTATATAGTAAAATTTATTCTTATATACCTTTACAAATAGTACATAATTTTATAAATCCTTATATAGTTGATAGACTTTTTAAATTTTTATTTTTATAACGATTATGTACTATTTGAGAATAAATATTATAATAAAATAAACATTATTTACATCATAAGTATAAAATTATATAAAAAAAATATATATATATGATATAATATTAAATTATTATTTATGAAATATGGAAAATATTATAATTGATAATTTACCTAATCATATTACTAAATATGATGATACTTTTAAAGAATATAATATAAAAAATTATAATTATGATATTGAATTAGATGAATCCGCACCAAGAGAATGTCAGCCAAGTAGAATAAAACTTACTATGAAACCACATCAATTAGCTGGATTATATAAAGCAATTAAAATGGAAAATGAAGGAACTTTAAATTACAATATAAAAAATATAGATGATTTTAATGATATATCTAATTTATTAAATAATAAAAGAAATAATAATACAAATAATAATACAAATAATAATACAAATAATAATGTATCATTTGATGGTAAATTAGAAATTTCTACTAATGTTGGTATATTAGGTGATATAGTAGGTTATGGTAAAACAATAACAGCATTATCAATTATTGCTTCAAATAAATTAGAAAATATACATATAAACGATACAAATACAAGAAGTTATAATAATAATAAATCATATAGTTATTTTAGTGCTTCTTGTAAAAATTATGCTATTCCTAAAAAAGATATTATGATTAATAGTACTTTAATTATTGTACCAAGAGGTCCTGTATATATACAATGGGAAGATACAATTAAAAAACATACTGATTTAAAATATTTGGCTATTGATAATTTAAATTTTATAAAGAAAAATTTACCATTATATGATGGAAAAAATGATAAAGAAATTTATGATTATTTTAATAAATATGATGTAGTATTAATTAAAAATACTACTTTAAAAATATTTTTTGATTATTATACATATTTTGGTCAATATAATATTGTAAAACACTGGAAAAGAATTATGGTAGATGAAGCACATGATATTATAAATAAAATTCCATTATTAAAATATTATTATTTATGGTTAATTAGTGGTACATATCAGGATTTATGTCATAGAATTATTAATAGTCATTATACTTTATTATATCTTGTTAAAGAATTTTTAATAGATGAATATATTAATTTAATGTTAATTAAAGGTACAAGACAATTTGTAAAAAATAGTTTTAATATACCAGCTGCTATTGAAAAATATTATTTATGTAAATTATCTAAAAAAATATCAGCAATTCGTAATTTTATTAGTCCAACTGTTTTAGAAAAAATTAATGCTAACGATATTGCTGGTGCTGTAAAAGAATTAGGTGGTAAAAATGAAACTGAAAATGATATTGTTGAATTAGTTACTAAAGAATTAATTAAAGATATAAAAAATAAAGAAAAAGAAAAAGAATATTTAGAAAGTTTAGATATTCCTTATGATAATAAAGTTAATAGATTAAAAAATAATGAAAATGAATTAAAAATTCTAAAAGATAAATTAAAAGATTTGACTGATAGAATTACTGAATTATCTACAAAAATGTGTTCAATATGTATGGATAATTATAATAATCCAATTATTCTTAATTGTACTCATACATATTGTGGTACTTGTTTAATTAGATGGATGAGTACAAATAATATATCAAGTTGTCCTCAATGTAGAGAAATTATAGATAATAATAAAATAATAGCTATTGTTGATAAAAATAAAAAAACTATATCAACTAATGATAATGAAAATGATGACATTTTAAGTAAAGAAGATACATTTATAAATATTATTAAAAATAAACCAAATGGACGATTTTTAGTATTTAGTAGAATTGATAATGGATTTAATAGAATTATTGAAAAAATGAATGAAAATAATATTCCATATGAATTATTAAAAGGAACCACATCTCATATGATGAATGTTCTAAATAAATTTAAAAAAGGTGATATTAAAATTATATTATTAAATACGCAATATGCTGGTAGTGGTATTGATATTAATTTTGCTACAGATGTTATTATATTTCATTCTATGGGGTTAGATAAACAACAAGCTGTTGGTAGAGCACAACGAGTAGGTAGAACAGATCAATTATATATTCACAATCTATGTTATGAACACGAAATGTCTCAATGAATAAATTTGTTTTTTTTATAATATAAATAATATAAAAATTGATTATTATTATTTAATTATTGTTTATTTATCATCTATGAAAATGCTGAATGAAAGGAAGAACGATACTGTTTTTAGGAGGAGGAGGCATTTTTTGAAGACAACATGTTGTAATAATGATAAATGTAGTATTATTCACAAAGATAAACGGAGGACTATCTGTGACGATTGTAATAAATCCGATGATAATCTAAATAATATTACTCTAATTGATAAAAGTGTAAAATTTATTTGCGACGATTGTAATAAACTATATAAAAAAAAACCTACTAACTTTTATGCGAGGAAAAGATGTGATATTAATAAAGCTACTTCTAAATTCTTTGAAGAATATGATGAAATTGTTCCTGTAATTTGTAAGGATAAACATAAATATTATTTGGATATTGCTGCTTCAATTGCTGTTAATTCACCTATGAACCATAAACACGGTGCTGTTATAGTTTATAAAAAAAAAATTATTGCGACTGGATATAATTATTTCTTTACACAATTTAGTAAAGATTATAGCATTCATGCTGAAGTAGCTGCTATTAATTCTTTGAAAGGTAAAATGAAAGAACTTTTGCCTGAATGCGAACTATATATTGTAAGAATTGGACCAAATAATTATCAAGATATTCTAAAATATTCTAAACCTTGTTATAAATGTCAAGATTATATTAATAAACATGATATAAAAAAAACTTATTATTCAACAAATTATAATTATGATGATATTACTAAATGATATGTGATATTGGTGCTAATTCTATGGTAAATATTGTATTATATTGTATTTTTTTATATATCTAATGATAATGACACTTTAGGCATAACACGTGTTAATGATTTTTTTGTTACTACTTTTCTATCATCTTGAAAAATTTGTTTTATTAAATTTTCACCAGATAAATCTTTATATTGTGCTATTTTATCTTTAATATCTACAACAGTTAATGGAGCATTAACTTCTTTAAAATGTGCTTTAATTCTACCATGTTGTGTATTTAAATCATTATATTTATATTTAAACATAAATTCTTGTATCTTATCATTTAAAGCTTTTTGATATCGTCTTCTTTCTTTTGTTGCTGTTACTAATTTTCTAATTTGATCGTCGTATTTAAACCAATCACTAACAAATGTTTTAAATTCTTGTAATTCTTCTTCTGTTGGTTCTGGTTTATTAATAATTTCATTAACTGTTTCACTCATCTTATTTTAATAAAATATATACGATATCTCCTTAAATTATTTTTTTATTATTTTTTTATCATTCATAACAGCAATCGCTTTTGTATTCGTTTTTATATTTTTTGATTTTATTTGTGTCTTATTACCCTTATTTTCAAAATCAATTATCGATTTTATAATAGTTTCTTTAGTTTCTAAATCATTATGATAAGCTGACGATTTAATAAATTTTTTTAAATTTGTTAAGGTTCTTTGTTCTTTAAAGTCATCTATTACCTTACCATTATCATATACTATTATTGATGGAAATCCTGATACATTTGTATATTTTTTTTGTAATAAAGGATATACACTATATTCTATTTCCATTATACAACATTTATTTTCATTCTTTGTAATAGTTTTCCATTTTGGTAATAATTCAATACAATGCCCACATTGTTTCCAATGATACAATACTATCCATTTATTTTTTTTTAATAATGTATTGCATAATTTTGCATTATTTGGTGTAACTTCAATATAAACCATTTATTTATATTTTATCTCTTTATAATAAAACATATTATATTTTACATAAAAAAATAACAATATATTTAGTTAGATAAAGATATAATGGAAAATTATATATCAAAATTCGATACAAGTACTTGGAAAGAAGCTTCCGATTTATCTTGTAAGCATATGTCATCACTTTCTATAGCTGAAAATAATAAATTTAGAGATTATAATGATAAACGTTTTTGTCATCCTGTGTGGGATAGATTAAATGGTTATACAGATAGAAATTTAGAATTACATATGTTAAAAGGCATGTTTATTGATAAAAAAAGTTGTCTTAATAAAAAATCTGAATTTAATGATGGTAATTGGAATAAACAATTTGGTATATATAATCCTGATAAAGGTACTTTTGGATGTGATATGAAAGTAGAATTTGATAATAATTCTAAAGCAAAAATGAATGATGTAAAACCCTGTATTGAAAAAGTATTAAATGATAATGGTAATTATAAAGATTTTACAACTTATTTTAATAATGAATATAATAATGATATTACTAAATTTAAAGATAAATCAGTTACTATAAGAGATAGATATAATAATCATAATCCCGTAATAGGCGATGAATATGTTTTACCACCAACTATTGGTAGAATTAATCCTGAACCAGTAAATGATCCAACATATAAACCTACTAATTATAGTATATTACCACCAATAAGAACTCCTAAAGGTATTTCTGATTGTTCCACATTATATAATTATGATAGATATAATGATTATAAAAAACATAATTTATATTTTGAACCCTGTTCTTTACCACAATAAATTATTTAGATGGATATCTTATTCTAACTAATTTATTTACAAGACTATCTTTTTTTATATTTACCATTTTACCATTTTTCTTTGTTGTTATTTTAATATTATATTTTTTTGACATTTTTTGTAATTTATCTAATGTCATTTTTTCTAAATATCTTTTATATTGTCCTTTTGGTGATAAATTTTTTACATATCTTTTAGTTTTTTTCCCTCCTGTTTGAGAACTATCTATTTTTGTTTGAGATTCTTTAATATTATTTATTAATGCTGCTGTTATATCTGTATCAACATTTTTAGGTAAATCTTGTATTGTTTGTATATCTCCTCTTGCTTTTCCTGGTAATGGTGGTGGAGCAACTACCTTCGCTTCTGATAATTCAGTACATCTATATTTTTTATCTCCCCAATTTACATCAATTGTTGGTTCTACTTTTTCTTCAGCTCCTCCTCTATATTTTTTTACAACTCTTCTATTTGTAGTTTTTTTAGAAGTTGTTTTTGGTGATTTTAATGTTTTTTTCTTACCACCTGTCATTTTACTACCAAATAAATCATTAAACATATTCGATACCGATAATCCTTGCATAAGTCGCTATCTTATATCTATTTTATATCTATATTATTTATTTAGACATTCGTCTAATGCTTCTTCTTGACTTAATCCTGACATCTTTTTATTTTTTTCTTTTGTTATTGACTTTTTATTATCTTTAATTCTTAATTTAATTTCTTTTATTACATTTGTTAATTCTATTTTTAATTTCTTTTTATATTCTTTATCAATATCTTTAATTGTCATTAATTCTTTATATTTATTCTCATTTTCTATTAATATGCTTTCTAATTTTTGATTAATATCTTCATATTTATTTAATTCTTTATTGTTAATTTCACTCATATACGCATCTATATTATAAAATACAGGATAAGCAAATTGTCTTGCATCTCTTTCTCTATTTAAATATGATATATATCCTGATATACTATCTAAATATAATTTAGAACCTTTATCAGAAAACATATTTTGATCGTTTAGATATTCTTTTTTAAATTCATCAAAATCTTCTGTTATTTCTTCATCGTCTTTCATTAAATTTATCATTTTAATTAAATCCATAGGATTAGATGTATATGGTGTTGCTGTCATTAATAATAATCTAACACTATCATCACCTGATATTTTATATGAATTCTTAATTTTTTCTTTTAATATTTTCATATTAGGTCTTTCTGCTATTGGTAAATCATTTGCATATAATTTATGAACTTCATCTATTATAACTATTGTCTTTTTTAAAGGATCAGAACTACCGTTTCGCTTTTTCATTTCTTTATATATTTGATTTTTCTCCAATAACATATTTGAAAATTGCTTATAACTAATTGGTGTTATCCAACTATTCGATAAATATTTTAATGGTGTTTTTACTATACCACTTGGTAAAAATTCTTTATTTTTAATTTTTCTTTGTAATGTTAAAGAACATACATTACCAAATATATTTTTCCATATATCAGGTTTTAATGTATGTCTCGTAACCCATAATATAGTATATCCATGTGGTTCAAATCCTCTTGTTGCCGTAGCTATTGCTGAACAAGTTTTACCTGTTCCAACGCTATGCCACAATAATAATCCTTTATATTTTGATTCTTTATTAAAATATCTACTTATAAATTCTTGTGTTGGTGTAAATTTCATAATTCTATCATTTTGTAAATCTGTTAATTCTTTTTTATTATCATTACATTTATTTTCAAATTTAATTTCATCCCATTTATATTTATTATATCTATCTTTTATAAATTTACGCATTTCTAAAAAATTTATTTTGCGTTGTGGTGCTTTTTCAAAAAAAATATTTAATCCCTTCTTTTTTTTACCTTTTATACCTCCTCCTTTTATCTTTAATGGATCTATTACTTTGTCAGCTAAAGCAAATTTATTAGTTCTTAATTTTCTATATCCATAATATTCATCATCTATATCAGCATCTAATAATTTTAAACTTGATGCTGTTATATTATAAGGCATTCCTATTACTGTTTTTAAACTATCATCACTTGGTATATATTTTGGTTCTAATTTTTTATCTTCATTTCCAAAATCATGTACTCTTTTATTTAATTCATAATCAATAGCACCATATCTTGATATTGTTTCTAATTCATTAGCAAATATTAATTTACTTATATCTAAACCACTTTCTCTCATAAATAACTCCATACTCGTTTCAATATTATATTTTGTCTTTTGTCTTTCATTCATTATTGTTTCATATTTATAAACATGTAAAGCCCATCCAGTATTTGGATCAAAAGTTAATCCTTGTTGTCCGCAAAATCGTGTTGCTCTACCTATTGCCTGTTTTTCATCTGATTTTGTTAATAGGGGTTCAAATAAATGGACGTATTTCACATCAAATAAATCTATACCTTCTTTAAATCCTTGATCTAATATTATAATTCTAATATATTTACCATTTATATTATTAGGTCTTTCATTATATAATGAAATTATATTTCTTCTTAATTTTGTACTAAATGGTTTATTATATATAGGAACACTGCATAATAAAGCAAAATTATTAAATTCATTATCTTCTAATGATTTAATATCTATTGATAATTTACTATCATAAGCATTTTTATAACCTTTTGATAATAATCCAGCTGCTATCATTTTTGCTCCACTTGAAGAACTTTTTACATCAGTATATATTAAATGTTTATATACTTCACCATAATTTTTAACATCACTTTCATCTAATTTTTGAATATTTTGAATTAATGTATCTAATTTTGGAGAAGCTTCAAAAATGTCATCATTAAATTTTTTTGGATTAAATGATGATTTATCCATTTTATGATATGGTTTCTGTTTAGAAAAATTAATTACATTTCTTATACAATTTCCTTTTTTACTTATTCTTTTCATAAGTATCCACTTATTTATTTATCATATTATAAAAAATGAATATAATAAAATGATGTTATATTATAATATGTTATTTATTATTGATTGTCTAAATCTACTATTTTTTACAATACAACCAAGAAATAATAATGTACAAAATGATAATAAAATAATTATAACAAAAAAAAATAAAAAATGTTTATATGATAAAAATAATAAATATAATAAATCACGATATATCATATTTTTAAATTGCAATAGACGATTATATGTAAATAATATATTATTTGTGTAATATTTCACTAACCCAATTTACCTCTTTATCAAATATTTTACTTGGTGTTTCTAATATTATCATAGGGTAATGTTTATTAGTTTTTATCATTTTTAATAAATTGGTTATTTGTTCTAAAGGTATTTTTCCTTCAAATATATAATCGTGTTGATCTGCTTTTGAAAATTTTTCTTTTTTACTATTATTTAAATGTATTACTATTAAATCTTTCATATTTTTTTCAATTATTTTTAAATATGCTTCTTCTAAATCATATCCATCAGACCATACATGAGCCGTATCTAAACAAATACCTAAATGTTTCTTTTCATCTGTTGTAAAACTATTATAGAATGCTACAAAATCATTTATATCTGTTAATAATTCTGTACCTGCTCCTGCTGGTACTTCAATAATTAATTTTGATTTTAATTTTAATTCTTTCATAATTTTAACAATATATGTTATATACATTTTCATATTTAATACACCTTCTTCTGGTGTTAATTTAGTATATTTACCAACATGTACTACTACACCTATAGAATTAATAATATCAGATGCTATTAATTGTGATATAATACTTTTAATCCAATAAGCATCTGAAATATCTATCTTTCTTGAATTATTTTTTAATTCAGTAGCAAGATTTATAGTATATGGTGCATGAATTACGATTTTTGTATTATTTTTTTTACAATATTCTATAATTTCTGGTGCTTCTTCTTTATGTTTTTCTATATTTGCTTCTTTTGCCGATCTTGGATTAGATGCAAATATTTGTAAAGCATTTCCATTAGCACTTGATATAACTTCTAATGTTTTAACTATTGACTTTTCTCTATCAATATGTCCTCCTATATAATATTGTTTATCTGTCATTCTTTGTATCTATTATAATATATTGATTATTTTAATATCATTTTTTAACATTCTTATATATAAAATAGTACATAATCGTTATAAAAATAAAAATTTAAAAAGTTTGTTTGTTATATAAGAGTTTATAAAATTATGTACTATTTTACATTATAAAAATGAATAAATTTATCTATCAGTTATACAAGATGATTGAGTATATTTTTTAGGCATAAATGAATTCATATTACCTTTATCATCTATAAATACTTCTCTTTGTAATCTTTTTGAATATTTAAAAACTATTCTACTAACTTTATTTGAACATCCTATAAGTTGTGATATTAATGTCATTATTGGAGCATCTCCTAAACGATAATAGTATATTAATCCTTTTTTATCAATTATATCTAATAAAGTTCTTACATCATTTCTTTTCCAAAATGCTACTTCTGTTATAAAAAAATTGTTATAAAACATTACAGGCATAGGTAATATAAACTTATCTTTATCATAAGGTTTCCCTTCAACTATTTCATATATTTTTTTAATTTTATCAAAATGTTCATTACCAGTTGCTATTTCACTATCTATAAATGAATTATCTATTTGTTCTTTTTTTGCTGGATATAATGATAATAATAAATCTTTAAATCCATAACAACATACACCACAATCTACATGTACAAAATTTGATATAAATACATATTCTTTAGTTTTTACAACATCAAATAAATCTTCAGTAATTTTTTCTTCAATTATACTATCATCATCTATACGCATAATATATTCATATTCTTCAGCATATTTCCACACATTTATAGACCACCATCTACACATCAATCTATATTTATCATTTCTCCAATAAGGAACAGGAGCATTTTCTATAGATTTTTTCATCTTTTCTTTATCAATATGAGAAGGTATTGTAAAATCATCTTTATCTAATTCTTTAAAAGTTATTAAATGACGACATTCTTCTCTTACACCATATATAATTTCTTTTTGAGATTTAATATCATAATCTCCTTCATGAAATATAATAACAGGATATTTATAAATACTATTAAAATTTTTAAATAAAAAATATAAGGTTGTTTTTAAATAAACCTTTCTTTCAGTATTATTTTGAGTTAATATAAATATAGCCGCTTTTATCATTATAATTATATTTTATATTTTACTTTTTATATATATTTTCTAATTATATATATTTACCTAATGCTGATAATGATGGTATTGAAGATTTATAATCAGATGGTAATGGTATATTAGCTTTTTCAAATGTAGGTATTTGTAATGAATTAAATGATAATAAATTATTATTAGAACATTTATTTAATTCTTCTTGTAATCTTGATATTACAGCATCTTTACTATCTAAATCTAATTGTAATGTTTTTAATGAATTTTCTATTACAGCTTTATTAGTATCAGTTTGATATAAACCGAATATATAATAATTATTATAATTTTTTAATAATAATATTTCTTCATCAGTTAATGCTGTTTTATAATATATAAAACTATATAAAAATCCATCTAATACTCCATCTTTATTTATAATAATTGGAGATGAACCTAATGTTATTATTTCATTATTAGTATATTTAAATGTATAATTATTATTATTTATTATAAATTTAATATTAACACCATCAAATATTAAACCAATTAAACTAATATCAGTACCTATTAATATTTTTTTATCAATATTAACTACATCATATTTTGAATTTCCTATAATTATTTGAATGTCAAAATTACCAGTTGAATTTATTTTAATATTTATTGATATACTATTAGCTATATAATTTACCTGTTGTGTATCATTTTCTACAACAGATGTATTTGCTAACATTTCAAAAAAAGTCATATTTTCTTGAATATTATTTATTTTAAGCATAAAAAATACACTAAATGATGATAATTCATAATTTTTTATATTAGAATTGTTAGCAAAATATAAAGCATTTGGACCTTTTAATTGTACTTTATTTATAATAGCACCTTTGATAATATTTGTTTTATCATTTTTATAAAAATCTATCGGTAAATTATATACAAAATATGAACCTTCATTAAAAGTCATAGATGATATAGAACTTGATTCAATATTTTCATCATACCATTTTTGTTCGCTATTTACTATTTTATTTGTATATGTTGTTAATAACATAAACTTCATTTCTTTTTTTGGTATTGAAACAACATCAGTTTTAATAATATTACTACTATTTGAAATTACTGAAACATCTGTTATTGGTGTAGGTGTTGTTGTAGAAGTTGTAGTAGGTGTTGTAGAAGTTGTAGTAGGTGTTGTAGAAGTTGTAGAAGTTGTAGTAGGTGTTGTTTCTGTAGTTGTTGTAGAAGTAGAAGATGGAATTGTTGTATCTGTTAATACGATATCATCGCCTTGTATATCAAAATTTTCTATATATGAATATCCTGAAAAGAAATTATCTATTTTATATCCCTTATTAACATAAAAAAATTTACTATGTAATGTTAATATACTTAATGTTATAAATAAACCTAATAAAAAACTTATAAAATATATAAATTTTGTATTCATATTATAATATAATTTATTATAGTTCTCTCTATACTCTAATTATATATATTGTAAAATTATATAAGAATTATTCATAAAAAGAATTATATAATAGTAATGCCTAAAGATATTGTAAAAGACGACAATAGTATTTGCTCTTCGGATGATGATGTAATTAACAACGTTGATTTACAAAATTTTTTAAAACAATCAAATATGGATAATGAAAAGAAAACTGATTGTGATAAATGCGATTCTAAATGTAAAAAAAATAAAAAGAAGTCTAAAGAAGAAAGCGAAGAAGAATGTAATGATGAAATTGAAAAATTAGAAGATGGTGAAAATGAAGAAGATGACGACGAAGAAGAAGATGATGAAGAAGATGATGAAGAAGATGATGATGAAGATGATGATGATGAAGATGATGATGAAGAAGATGATGATGAAGAAGATGATGATGAAGAAGACGATGATGACGAAGAAGGTGATATTACACAAATGATAGAAGATATGTCATTATATCATATTTTAAATACATTTTTAGTAGATGATGATAATGTAAATATTGCTACATCATTATCAAATATTGCTAATGAATTAAAAAAATTAAATAAAACTCTTAAACATAAGAAATAAATATATAATTTATTACTTAATCTGGGATAAAATATATAAAGATGTTATTTTTATATTATATAATTATGTCAAAATTATTATTAGATAAAGAATTATGTTTTTTATTAAAAGAGCATATTTTATTGATAAAGAAATTAACAAGTGAAATAAATTATTTGATTCAAAATATACATAATTTAGAACAATTATTTGAATTACATAGTGAAAGAACTGCGAATAATTGTAGTATTTTTTAATACTATATAAAGTTAGTATTATATTATAAAATATAAAATGTCTCTTAATGAATTATCTCAAGTTATAGAAGAAAGAGAAAATATAAAAAAATTCACAACTGAATTTAATAAATTAAATGAAGGTGTTAATGAAAAAATAGTAGCTACGATGAATAGATTAAATATAACTTCTGGCGAAGAATTAAATACTAATACTTCATTAAAATCGTTAGATGAACAAATTAATAGTCTTGTATTAGCAAATACATTAAAAAATTTAGTTGCTATAAAAAATAATATAGTAGATAAATATAAAGAATTTAGTGATATAACTAATGCTAATTCTGCTATGACAACAAAAATAAATAACAGTATTAAAGAAAATAAACAAGTTATAGATGGTATTTATAAAACTGTATCTGTTATTAATGAAAATTTAAAGAATATTAATGATGTAATTGATAAATACGATAAATTACCTAAAATTTAATTATGATATATTTAATTTACCATTTACAGCATCTTCCCATTTATTTTTATCTAATTTAATATTATTATCTTTTCTATCTTTTAAATATAGACCATATTGTCCTATATTTATAGTATAATCTCCTATTTTTTTAGGTAATGATGATAAGAATTTAATATCTCTTTCAGTTAATTCTTTAACAGTAATTTTTTTCCATTTTAAATAAGATTCAATATTTGTATATTTATTTGTATCAGCATTATAATAAGCATAACCAAACTTTGTTTTTAATATACCTGTTTCTTTTTTAAAATTTGTTTTATCAGTAGTTGATTGATTATTTTTTTGCATTTCATTATCTAATACTGGTTTTAATCTATTATAAAATGCATTTAATGTATCTAATTTTGTAGCATTTTTATTTGATATTTTATCTAATGCTTCTTCCATATGTGCTGTAAATTTGATATCTAATAAAAATGGTATTAGATTTTTTAAATATTCTGTAATATTAATACCTAAATCAGTAGGAACTAATAAATCTTTATTATTACCACCAATATTTATATCTTCATTAATTATTTCTAATTTATTATTACTATTTTTCTTTATAGATTCAACCTTTAATTTTTGTTGTGGATTACTACCTTTTTCAACATATCCTTTTGAAAATATCTTTTCTATAATACTTGCATATGTTGATGGTCTTCCAATTCCTTCTTTTTCTAATAATTTAATTAATCCTACCTCATTATATAATGAAGGTGGTTCATTTATATTACCTTTTGCTATAAAATAAGATGGTTTTATTTCATTTCCATTTAATTTTCTAATTTCATCTACATCATCTATTTTAATATCTGGTGAATATACTTCTAAATAACCCTTTTTTATCAATAATGATTTATTATATATAAATTTATATGGTAATATAGTATCATCTATAATATTTAATGTAACATCAATATATTCAGCTGCTATCATTTGACATGCAATAGTTCTTTTCCATATTAAATTATATATCTTCTTATGATCTGGTGTTATATCTTCAAAATCAATATCTAATTTTTTTGGATTAGTTATACGAATACATTCGTGAGCTTCTTGTGCATTTACTATTTTATTTTTATGAGCTCTTCTCTTAACATATTCATCTCCATAATTATCTTTTATATACGATATAATTTTCTTTTTAGCCTCGTCTGATATAGATACTGAATCTGTTCTCATATATGTTATATAACCATTTTCATATAATGTTTGTGCTATTTTCATAGTTTTTTTTGAACCTATTTTAAATCTTTGATATACCTCGCTTTGAAGACTTGTAGTTGTAAATGGTGCAGGTGGATTTTGTAATGAATTACTTTCTTCCAAATTTACTTTCCATTTATTTTCAAAACTTAATTTTTTTAAAACTTTTTTAATATCTTCACTATTTATAATTTTAACTAAATCATTTTCATTATATAAATATGCTTCATATTTTGAAAATTTACCTATGATATTCCAATATAACGATAATTTTGTATTTAATATATCATTATATCTATTAATACATAATAATACTGCTATTGATTGACATCTTCCTGCACTTAAATAATTAGAATTAAATTTATTCCATAACATAGGACTTAATGAAAAACCTACCAATTTATCTAAAATACTTCGTGTCATTTGTGCATTTACTATATCCATATCAATATTTGTAGGATTATTTATGGCTTTTTTTAAAGCCGATGATGTAATTTCATTAAATCTTATCCTATAACAAGGTTTATGTTTTATTAAATCTTTTATACATTCTTTTATATGATATGATATAGCCTCTCCTTCTGCATCTAAATCACTTGCTAAATAAATATTATCTGCTTCTTTTGCTAATTCTCGTATTTTATATATAATTTTTTGTTTAGATGGTGATGGTATAAAATCAGCTTCCCAAGTTTCCTTATCAAAACCCATACCATATTTATTTGATAATTCTGTAATATGTCCGCATGATGCTGTTATAATATATTTATTATCACTTTCATCACTATTAAGATATTTACTAATTGTTTTACATTTTGTAGCACTTTCAACAATAACTAATGATTTTGTCATATTATAATATATTATATTTTATATTTGTTAAATCATAAAAAATAATTATAATTATTATCATTTTTTATATTTATTAGTATTTTATTCTTGATATAATATATTATCAATATAAAATAGTACATAATTTATAAATATTATATATATTATATTGTTATTTATAAGTTATATATTTTATAAATTATGTACTATTATAAGATATAAAAGGCTGGAACTGTTTAAAAATTTAATCATAAATATTAATAAGTTTATATTTTCTAATATAATTATTATTAAAATGATATAAGGATTATTACATATTAGTATATGTAATATAGACTATGCATCA